ATAGTTGGACGGATGGTTTTTTAAAACAAACTTTACAGAATTGTTACGATGGGTTGAAAGAAAATAAATACATGCTGATTAATATATCCAACACACCTAAACATAAGTTTATCGAAAATGAGACTATACGTATTTCTCAACAATTAGGTTTTGTTCAAGAAGAGACATTGAAATTAACTTTATCGAGTATCAACGGTAAGGGTTATAAATACGAACCAATATTTGTTTTTAGAAAGGAGAGTAAATGAGCGAAACATTAACACAATTCGGTACATCTTTTCAATCTAAGATTATAGCTTCACTTATAAGTAATATAAAATTTAC